ACTTCCCGATACTACTACTTTTTTCCAAGTTGCCATGTTTTATGTTCCTATTTTATAATAAATATAAGCATCAATCTAAACCTACAAAAAAAGATGCAGACGTAAAATAAATTGCTCCATTTGGTGCAGATCCTGATAATTCGACACTATGTGTTGCTACTATTACAACTCCACTTTGTGATACCGTTAATATGGGTTCATTATTAAAATTTTTAATTAAAAATGCATTGTTAATGTCACTTTTAATTTCTAATGACCCTGTAATAACTGCGCTTCCAGAAAACGGAAATGTTGCACCGCCGCCGCCGTTAAGTGCAAATGAAGCTGTCACTGCATAACTTGAAGATATTGAATTTACTACGTTATTAACTGTAACAGGAAATGTAGTCCCATTGCCGCGTGTAAATGTAATAGTCGAATTACTAACCGATGCAGTATTTATACTTGTTAACGAATATGATGCGGTATTGGAAAATGATGCTGACGTTGCAAAAAATGCATACGACGATGTTTTTGCTAATAATGCATATGATGCTGATTCGGCCCACGATGCTGTACCAAAAAATGAACCTGTTATTTCGTATGATCCGGTTGGTAGCTGTAATATATTAAATATTAATTTACCGCGACTCATTGCGCCCATCTCCCTTTAACAATTATCGTATCCGCGGGGGTTATAGTATATCCTAATAATATCGTATTAAATAATATTGTTTGCGGAGCTTCCAACGTCGGTGTCCAATTATATAATGCTTTATCAATATATTGTCCATTAACAAATACATCAAATTCGTGATATGTTGCACCTAATTTTGTTACAGGATTTTTTGCAGAACCAAAATTTAACTGCGCAGTAGAGCCATCGATGAATGTAGCTTGACGTTCTTGCAATGCAGTTAAATAAAACATAATGTCTGGAGTCAAATTTGTTATGCCGCCGCCTCCAGCAACTGTGACAGATGCTCCAGAAAATACACTACTTTGAACTTGTAATACTTCAAATGGTACTGTAGTAGTTTGAAATATATTAGTATCTCCAACATCAACATATTGGTCGAATGATATTTTTTTAGGTGAATACATTTTTTTAATTGTAGATATCCGAGCTTCCGAATCTGATAATAACGTTCCTAGTACTGTTAATGGTATAGTTGCCCGTATTAATCGATCTTCTCCTATCGTATTTACCGTTTCAAAATTTATTGAACCAATAGTTGTTTGAAATTTATTTCCATCATTGCCCCATGCAAATCGTCCGTACGGTAAAATTTGATCGACTAATTCATTCATTTGCGATGTAAAATCGCACCATAACATCATATCATATTCAACCGTAACATATTTTGGAATATCTACTATATGTATTTGTTGAGATTCGGCCGGAATATTTGTAGGAATTGGAAATAAATCATCTTCATAACGATTTCGTGCGTTATATTTGTTACAATGAATAATATAATTTGAAGGGTATGGTCTATTAACATCCAATGTTTTTTGATTATCCCGTTCTGATACTGAATTTCGTTTTAACATAATCAGTGGAGATTGTAACATGCCTTTTTCATCTCGCAAATATCCTAATCTACGTACATTATCCCATTTTTCGCCATTAGAAAAAATTACCGGTACTGGTATCAACTGTTGGTTTGCTGTAATTTGTGGTTGAATTTCATTTTCGATAAACCATTTTATTGCAAAGTCTATATCATATAACGTACGTTGTGGAGATTTTATTACATCATCATCTCGCCGTGTTTGCATTGCCCGATTTAATAGTAGATCGTCAGTAACCCCTTCCGTTGATTTTGGATTAGGTTTATTTGTTTTTCGATCTATATTTTCTCTATTTAATCTAGGCATCGTTATCCTTTATACGAAAATGATGAATTATCTCCACCTCTTCTTAAATTTGTAATACCCCATGGTGTTTGTCTAGTTGCATGTGCATTACATAGTACAGAAACGCTATAACCATGAGAATTTCCATTTGGCCACGTTTCTGGATTTTTGCCGGTAAAATATTGATTTGCATCAACGTTATCTAATTCATAATATTCATTATCCCAAAATACAATATCTCCTACTTCGGGATAAAAATCTGCTCGTTCTAATAAATCTCGCGAAACCCCAAATGTTAATGTACGAGTATATGAATGACCATAATCGTCCATTACTGCAGATTTATCGTCTTTCGTAATCATACAAGGTAACAACACAGAATCATAATATGATTTTGCATCAGATTCGCCGTATATATTAGATTCAGTGTTTTCTACAACAAGTTTATAGAATTCAATTTCAGTATCAACAATTGAATTTATTAATTCGCGATTAATTGATGCTAAAAACTTTGCATCTCTCTGTGTTCCAAAAAGTGCCATATGTACTCCTTATCCTAGATATATTTTTAATGGAACTTTTGCAAGTATTTCATTCATTTGTGTTGATTCTGCATTTTGTCGCGTCATCATTTGTTCTTTGGTCATTTTTTCTAAAAACTCTCGTAATTGAGTTATTAATTCTCCCTTTTCTGTTTGACCTTGAGATGTTAATTCTGATCCGTTGAGTGTTACTTCGCCGTTCGGAATAGGTACATTTGAATACTTACCTCGAATGTAACCTAACATTTCCTTTGCAGTTGCCGTTGCGTATTTAAAAATCCACGCACGCCCCATATCATTAATTCTACTGTATGTTTGATAAGTATATGGTATATTTGATGCGTCCGTAACAACACCTCGCATAAGTGCGGAATTACCATATAATACAGCCGAATTAGTTTTATCTTCTTCTAATACAAATTCAATCCATACTTTTTTATAAAAAATTGAAGATGCTGCACTACCGGTACCACTTGATGGTACTGGATAAAACTTTATATCATCGCCATGTACTTCAAATGTAAAATATGATTTACGAACCATATCATTAAATTCAATTGCTTGTAATCTAAATAAGTCAGCATGAATTGGCATCATCATAAATGATACCGATGGCGAAAACCCGCCAAAATTAAATGCATCCAATAATTGTTGAGATCCTAAACCTGTTCCAACGAATGGATCAAAGTATCTTACGATCGCCGGGGGCATTTGATGCAATACGCGTTTAATTTCGATTGAACTACTGGTTAATACTAATCCTAAAGATTTTGAAATAGCAGTTCTAATATTATATGTTTGCTGGCCAGGAATAACATCAATTGATGCAGTATACCATCTTAGATGTCCTCCAGAATCGGCTTCAGTACCATATGCTTTTGATATTCTACTAATATATCCAAATGAATTTCCAATTAATGAATCTGTAAAACTATTACCTTGCAAAAAACTGGATCCGGTTTGAACGCCTAACGTATTTAATAAATTATTAGCAATATTTACTTGATTTACTTGATTTGAATATTCAATAACTGCCGATTCGAATGCAGTATAAAAGTTAATTGACTGCATTTCGACATCCATTATTGGATATCCTAATACTTGAGCAGCATGTTTAGCAAATTTATCAGCGTGCAACTGAAATGTAGAATCGGAATCAAAAAAGCCAAATGGAGTGTCCCCGGGAATAAATGAAGAACTTCCGGGCCATATTGGGCGATTTTCTGAATAATCCATTGTTACATTCCTTTTTCATATAAATATCAGTATGTTTCGTTTAGAAGTTTTAAAATTTCATCTAATGCTTGATGTCGATGATTATCTAATAATATAATTTCATTAACATATTTTGATTTAGTTAGTTTAGGAACTTCATGAACTGCTGAGTCATTTCTGAATTTTAAATCAATTTGATATCTATCACCCGTTAATATCATTATACTTTCTTTTCCTAATCGAGATAATACCATTTGAAGTTGCTGTTTAGTTAAATTTTGAAATTCATCTACAATACAAACTGCGCGATCAAATGTTCGTCCCCTAAAATGTGCTAAAGAAACTAATTCGATATTTTCTTCTTTTTCCATTTTTTCTAAAATTTCTGGTTTATTGTAAACCTTACGCATATTGCTACGTAATGGAACTAACCATGGTTCCATTTTTTCTGATAAAGATCCTGGAAGAAATCCGTTATCTTCGTTTGATACAGTTGGTCTTGTTATAATGATTTTATTGATTTGCCGTTTAAAAAACATATCTAATGCAACTTGCACTGCTAATAATGTTTTACCGGAACCTGCTTTGCCCAAAATAAAGTTAAATGGCGTTTCTAAAATTTTTGCTTTTGCTTTTTTTTGTTCTTCTGATAATGTAATTGAAAATTTAATATCAGTTTTAGGTGGAGTTTTTTCCCGATTTTGAGTAGCCATAACTAACCTTTTACTACAATAGTTTTGTAAGTGTCGATTCTCGATATGTCATCGATTTAAGAGTTTCAATTTTGCCTAAACATAATTGACGTATTGCATAAAATGTTTTTCTTGCAGGATACGGCGTCATTATTTTTATTTTAATCAATTCTCGATCGGTACCAAGATCTTGTTCAATATGTACCATTAGAACTAAACGAATTGCTCTAATTCGATCTAACACATCAAGCAGTCGACCGTCATATCGAATTTCGGCAAACATTTCATATTTGTTTCTTTCTACTGCCATACTTCATTTTAATATAAATATATAAACAGTAAAAAAGGGTGACCGAAGCCACCCTCTTTCGTTTAATTAGTTAATTCGTTAATTGCTAATTCTAGTCGAAGTTAACTATTAAAGTGAATTAAGACCATGAACATATACTTTTCCGTAGAATTCAGGACGAACTACTTTCTTCGCGTAACGTGTCATGACACCTTTACGTGGAGTAAAGTTCACTGGATCGTATACAAGCGGAGTCATAATCAATGGAATATAAGGAGCAAATACAGCACCTGTTTCGAGGAACTGTGCACCTCTGAAGCCCATAAGGATTACATTCTCAGTCATGTATGGGTTTTTGTATACGGTATAACGGTTGTTGATAGCACCAATTTTTTGAACGCCAGCAGCAAATTCCATTTTGTTACCATCTGTATCAGCAGCAAATCCTGGGATAGACTCAAGGATAGTTGCAACTGCAGGAGATGTTACAAGGAAGTTAGCACCACCACGCAATGTTTTTTGGTGAATTTTATTAGATACTTTTTGAAGTTTGGTACCCAAAGTTTGGAACCATCCACCTTGTGTATTGTAATATCCATCGCCGGCCGCAGTAGCTGCACCAGCACCTGATTGTGTAAATCCTGAACCATTCCAAAAGTTGTTGTTCAATGCAGACCAATACTCAGTTGTAGGAGCTGCAGCAATCAACATATCAAGAATTTCAAGATCGATTTCCATTGATACATACTCAGACAACATTGAAGTCAATTCAGCTTCGGCGTCAATTGAGTGGTATGCGTTCAAATCTTGAGCAAATTCAGGTGTCCATACTGCTTTCAACTTACGTGTTTTAGCAACAATTGGATCTGATTGCATTTCAAGATTAATTTCTGGAATGCTAATATCTGCATTGTACCCATTATCATACGTAGTTCTATCTTCAAAATCACCTCTAGAAACATCGGTTGGTTGTTTGCTATATTGTAATTTTAAGTTTGTACCAGCAATTGCAAGTTGAATTGCAGTTGCTTGTGCAGTGGTTACAACAAATGATGCAGTAAAGTTACTGTCAATAGTTGAAAATGCTTGTACTGGAATAATTTCAGTAGCAGCTGCGCCTGAAACAAATGTCCAAGAACGAACTGAATATAAATCAGCATCGGTTGGAACATTTACGGTTACTTTTTTGTAGCTTGATAATGATGCAGAATAAACGCTATCATAATTAACTACGCCAGCATCGGTAATTGCACCAGCACCAGAACCTGTATTAGCAGATGTACTAGTTAATGCAGATGATGTTACTGAATTAATTGAATATCCAAAACGACCTGCACCATAAAGACCGCCATCTGGATCAGAACTTGTAGTGGTAACACCAAACATTGAGTCATCAGCATTTGGAGAACCAAATGGATCGCCTGTTCTGTTTAAGTTATCATCATCGAATCCTGGTTGAGCTGTACCATATTTAAAGTCTAGATAAAATACAAGACCCGATGGCAAGTTCATTGGTTGAACTGAAACGAATTCTTTTGCAGCAAATTCAGCAAAGATACGACGTACCAATGGAAGTGCTACACCAGCCCATTCTTCAGATCCTTGAGCGACACCTGTTTGTGAAGCTTCTTTTACTAATTGACGTGCTTGGTTTTCAAGCAATTGTGCCATTCCGGCTCTTTCGGTTTCGGTACGAAGGCCTTCTAAAAGTCCGGTACGTTCCCATTTGTTTACGGTTGCAATTGCCGCAGCTCGTTGTGAACGATCTGGACTTTGCAATAAATTAGAAATACTCATTTGTTTTCCTTTTTTTTTAAATTTGTTTTTACAATAATCCTGCTAATTTTTTCCATCTGTTAGCCATTTCAAAACCTTCAGAAAGAATTTGTGTTGTTTGTTTACTTGGTGCAGTTGTCGTAGTAGCTTTTGATGCATATGACTCTTTAACTACACGTTTTTTGGTTGGACGTTTAAAACTTTCAGCCAATGTAGCAAAAACTAATTTTGCTTCACGCGTATTTGCAGCTCTGTCAAAGTTCTCAATTACTTTCATTTTTTGAGATTCTGACAATTCAAAATTACGGAACAATTTGTTTGTGTAAAGCAATTTAGCGTTAAGAAGATTTACTTCGTTGATAACTGATTGAAGATGTTTAACTGTGCGATATGCTTCTGTAAGTTCTTCATTTTTTGCATCTAATTCTGCTTCCATTGCTTCAAGTACTTCTGAATCTTCAGTTGCTGTTGGCTTTTCTGCTCCCATGTCACCTTCTTCACGTAAGATTGCTTCAATGATTTCATCAATATCAGATGTAACATTGGTGTCTGCGTCCATCGTATCTTTCATACCTGCTTTATCACTAAATTCATCTTCAAAATACATACCTTCTTCTATATCAGTTGGCATCATTTCTTCTTCCGCTCCCATCGCGGCATCTTCTTCTAATTCACGAATGATTTCTGAAATGTCTAACTCCGTGCCTGACATATCCGCCCCTTCATTGTATTCAGCTGCCATTTCTTCTTCTGAAGCTGGTTCTTCTTCTGCAGGTAATTCTTCATCTTCTCCATCTCCTGCCATTCCAACTTGAAAATTATAATCCTTACCACCAACTGATGCTGCTAAGGTATCATCTGTCCAATTGAAATCGTCGCCCATCTCTGCTCCTGCTTTTACGCCCATCTCTGCTCCTGCTTCTGCTCCTGCTTCTGCTCCTGCTTCCATTGCGTCTGCTTCATCTTCTTCGCCCATTAATTCGGCATTCAATTTTTCAGCAAACACTTTATGGATTCTTGGAGCAAATGCTTCTTGCAAAGCTAATTTTGCGTTTGCTAATGCAGTTTCTTTAACTGTTTTAGCATCCGCGATTGCTTGTTTAAGCAAATCTGATTTTGCCATTTTTTTCTCCTAAATTTGTTTTTTGGAAATAAGATTATTTGAAATCTTAATAGAATTTAACTTTTTATGTATAAACGCTATATAAAGAATGAATAGCGTATTCTACAATAAATATGAGCATGTTTTAAAAAACAGTAAAAAAGTCCTAACTTTTTGCTAGGACTTAAAAATTTTTCTTAAAATTTATTAAAATTTGTTTTGCAAATCTTGCATATGTTGACGATATCTTGCTTTTGATATGTCATTTCTGCGTTTAACACTTGGTTTAGTAAATGTTCGATTTTCTTTAACATACTCTAATACACCCGAATCTTTTACTTTTCGTTTCCAAGTTTTTAGTGCAAATCCTAAATCTTGATTTACTACGTTAACGGCTACAGAATTGCCTGGTACGATCATTTGATGTTGTTTTTGTTTTTTATTCATATATAACTATTAAATTTTCTCTTGTGGTTTTTTTGGAGCTTGTTGTCTTACGTTAAATCTAAAATGTTTTAGTTCTGGTTTCTGTGCTAAATAACCTTGTAACTTTTGTGATTCTAGGGCCGGGTCTTGACCTAATCTAAAATAAAAATATCCAATTTTGCCCGTTGGTGAAATTGTTTTTTTAATTACCGTAAAACCTTTGCGTTCTGCCCATTCTTGAATTTCAGATGCAACTTGCTCCGATGTAACAGGATCTCGAAGAACGTATTCAACGCCGCCGCGATAATCAGTTAAATTATTTACCAATTGTGCTTCATCTAAATCTGATTCTCCCAATGCCTTAGCTATTCCAACATATGCATCTTTTGCTTTATTTAAATTTTCAACATCTTCATCAGAAAATCTCGGCAAATCTTCTTTAGCCGCCGGCATGCTTTGTTCGTTCAACCCAAAGAAGTCTCGATATAATTTTTTAAATTTGCTCATCATGCACCTATATTATAATGATTTTTTTTAAACTATCCAAATTAACCAACATCAAAAAAACGATTTAAATGATTACCAATATTTTCATATGCAATTGACATACGTTGTTGTGCTTCTTTGAGTTGTGTTGCAGCTGCAGAAAATTCTTTATAATCTTCAAGCATTCTTTTATTTTCTTTTTTAAGTGCCAAATTTGAAAACCAATCATCTCCTTCGGTCATGATTCTGTCTGCACCATCGACGATTTGTTTAACGCGTTCTACAATTTCTTCAATATCGCCTTTACCGTATACCGAATCTCCCATTGCAGAAAAGTTTTTTACAGCTTCTTTAAATGCTTGTTTTTCTTGTACCGACATTGGTGCAGGTTGATCTTGCATTATAGTTTCTAAAATAAATTTTAAATTGGGCGTTCTCATTATATTATCCTACATTTACCATCTTCACACAAAATCGATGTAATGATGTCGTTTACTTTATTATATTTATTTGGTTGTGCCATTTTATTAACTGATTCATTCATGTGCGTAGGCCGCATAAAAGCCCCATGGGTTGACGGATTAGATACAAAGTCCCAACATATTAATTCAAAATCTTCTTGTACTTCAACCGTACCTTCATTTCGTAGTTCTTTTACTGAACCCAATCCGCGGGAAGAAATACCTAAAGTAATTCCTGCTCTAAATAGTTCTTTAAGAATTTTGCCAGATGGCGTATCTAAAATTTGTACTGCTCCATGTAAATCATCACCTTTCCACCAAATTTTTAAAACATTGTGAGAAACATTGTTTAAGTTTACTACTGATGATTCTGGGTGATCCAATTCACCTAAAGCTCTATGTTGATCAATATATTCCATTTGATAACGTTGACATTCTTTTTCTAAAATACGTTTTGGATATATACGACCATTTTGATTTTTAGCTCCTGCTCGTTGCAAAACTCCTTGTACAACAAAACCACCAGGTATTCCATATGCAGCGCCACTTGATTCGGTTAATGAACCAACGGGTTTAAATGGCATATATTCTACAATTAGTTGTTTTGACATTTTATTCTCCTAATGCTCTTACTCGCTCTGATATTTTAATTAGTCTTTCCGATATTTTATTTAGTGCTTTATCTACGGAAGGACCATAGCCTTTTCTTGCAACGCCTGATTCTGTTTTAAGTTTACTTGCGTATTTTACTGTTTCTTCAATTTCTTGAAGCTGTTTTGCAACTTCTTTTATTGTATGTTTAATTTTAGACTCAGGTGTTAATTTTGCATCACCAGTAGCATATGATCGATATGATTCAATGATTGATTCATATTTACGATCCATTGCTTCTGCTACTGTCATGCCCCCCGCTGTAACTGTTGAACGTTTTGCTTTACCTACCCAATTGGGAGTTGATATTGGAGCTACTGCTGCAGCTACATTTTGTTCTTCCAAATCTTCATTTGTATTATCATCTGCACTGTCAATATCTGATGTTTCTTCTAATTCAACAAACTTTTCTTCCATTTCTTTTAATAACGATCTCATTAATGTAATCCTTTTAATTCGTTTATTAAATCATAATATCGTAACAATGAAAGCACATGTGATTCTTTAATTGATTTCATATTTTTAACTGTACATAACATTTCGGAAAGTTTCTTTACTTTAATTTGTGTAGCTTTATCTGATACTAATTTTGATTGTTGCAATAATTGACTTTTAATTTGTGGAATAATTTGTTCAATATATCGTTTTAATGTAGATGTATCATTAACATTTGTAATATACTTGTTCAAAAGTTGTTTTTGCGATTCATCTAATATAGAATATTTTTCATTAAATTTATCAACTAATAGTTTATATGATAATAAACGTATATCTTTTGGTTGCGATTGATATGATTCAATCAATTCATCTCGTTTAGTTATAGATTTATTTGCAATAATTCCTGTTTGTAATATTGCACGTTTGCATTCTAATAATTGTTTAGGATTATCAGATTCTTCATATTCAAACAGCATGTATATAGATGCCATTGTTTTATAATTTGGAATATGAATTTTTGCAATGTCATTAAATACAAATTTTTCTGAAATTTCTTTTACTAAGTTATACTTTTGACGTTTTAAAACAGATTGATTTAATTTTTTATACGATTCTTTAATCATTCGCATATAATCTAATCCTTGCGCATCTGTTTTATATTGTTGTTCTTTACTTAATGCATTATAAAGTTGTAATTCTTTTGCTAATTCTGTATTGCGTCCGAAATACTTTTTTATAATATCAACTGTTTTTGTTTTATTCGAAGATAATGTTTCGGACGTTAGTTTCCTAACTAGTATTTCAAAAAGTATACCGGTATTTTTGTATTTCGAATGTTTTAATTTTTTCATATTGCCTTATACAGTATTTCGGTTTTTAATAAATATGTTTGTATTTATAAAATATTATTTTCATCTAACATCGTACCTTCATCAGATTGTTGTTGATTTTTATTTTTTAATGATTCAGTAATAATATTAGATGACTTTGATTTCTTAAGATATCGTAAAATACTGTGTGATTCTGCTGCAATTGGTTTAACGGATCTTTCTGCTCTAGGATCTGGTTGAAATGTTGATTTTTGATTTTCAGGTCTAAATGCTTGATCAATTGTTTTATTGCCCATTAGGTCCCAACCAAATTCATTTTTATGTTGACCAAACTTAATTCCTTCTTTTGGACGGCCGCCTTTGTCTTTTTCTTCAACTTCATCGGATGACATATGAATTGATGCTAAATCATGTGGCGTTCCAAATGATACTCCCGTAATTGCTGGATCATTTCCTTCTTGTTCGATTTGATTTTGACGGAATCGTAATTTAAGATCTTCAATTACATCCGTACGTTGTTGCAACCATTGATCTTCGGACATATTAAAAATATATTCGTATATAAATTTGTCAGAAACTAATTTACTATCTCGCATTGCTGTTGCTAATGTCATTTTTTCGGTCATTAACGCAACTTTTTGCTGATCGTAAATAATTGACGGTGCAGTTAATTCTAATTCAAATCCAATTAAATCTTCGCCTTCAAATCCCTGTGCATATAAATGTACAATTGCAATTTTATATAATTCTGACATAGCAATTTTTTGGATGCGTTCAATAGTTCTAGCAAATCGAATATCCATTGATGCTAATGTAGTTTTTCCTTCTACGGCTTCTTCAAATCCTAAAAAAGCTTTTGGAATTCGTAGAGCGGACATCATTTTATGCTTAATATAATTGATATCATCGATCCCTGTAAATGTCATTCCTGGTAATGTATCAATTGCAGTAGATGATTGTCCTCCTCGTACAGGTAAATAATAATCTTCTAACATGTTAGCAAGATTAAATTTTAAATTATAATTTCCTGTATTTGGATCTACATGTGGAATTTTTTTCATTTTTACAATGATTTGTTCCATAAATGAATCAACTTCATTTGGCGGAATATTACCAATATCAATTTTAAAAATTCGTTTTTCTGGTGCTCGCATAATACGATGTATTAACATTGCATCTTCTAACATCATAAGTTTTTGAAATTCTTGTCGTGCCCCTTCTAACATTGATTTACCATATGGCAAAAAATTAGAATCTGATAACATTCGGAAATGTGCAATTTCAAAAACATCGTATGTTGCTTGTTGATTTGCAATATTTTTAAACTGAATTTTATATTCTCCAGTTACTTCATCATATTCTTCCCAACGTTCCATTTCATAACTAGAAAACGGCCTTACATTAATAATACCAATTTCTTCAGCAATATCCATTTTGAGGAAAAAATCGCCATATTTTACCATGTTTCTAATCCATGGCCATAAATTAAATTCTATGTTTAAAACATCATAGAATAAATTATAAAGTATTTTTTGAATTCTAGTGTTACTAGTTTTTATTGTTAATATATCTCCAAATTGATCTGCTAATGTAGATTCATCTGCATAAATATCTAATGCCGAACTAATAATAGGATCGCGGTCCATCATTTCATAATCAGCATAAAGTTGCATACGATTCTGATGCATATAGTAGTTAGAATCATATCCACCCATACCGCCGACGCGATGTTTATTAGCACCATGCAGTCTAGTATATCTATCTGCAACTTTTGATTGATTTAAATTTCCACGAGATTGTAATCGATTAGTATCAACAACTTTTAATCGATCTTTACCGTACGCCCGAACAATAACGTTCGTAGCAAAGAGATTTTGTAATCGTTTTCTTAATGTAGGCATATTTTTATCTATTTTAATATAAATATAACTAGTTGTAGAACTGCGGTAATTATCGTATCAACCAAGTCAAATCTTCATTACTATCACCCACATTCCAATTCCATGAATCTTTTCCAGAATTTTGTGTTCGATTAGTATATATAATCTGATCAGATGTTTTTTGAAATTGCGATAATGCTCGTTTATTAAGTTCTATTCCTTGTTGTCGCAATTTAAGCGACGTATCTCGTAACCATAGTCCAATACAAAAAGACATAACGAGGTCATCATTATATCCGCCTTGGGCTTGTGCTTTTCCATTTAGCCAAACAAACACAAACAATTCTTGTATTAATCGTTTAGACCGAATTACTGGCGTTCGTTCTCGCATATACATTTCGAGTGCTGATATCATTAATGGCCGGGTACGTGAGGTTGTTGATACTCCGGGAACCATTTGTGATTTATCCTTCATATCATAACCCTTTTTAAGTTGCACATCTACATCAACATAGCCATCATCTTTATATGTATAAAATATATTTTCATAGCTTCGGTCTAATGCGGGTTGAATTGCTGCCCAACCAATATTGGCATTTTCTATTGCTAACAATGCATTGTTCCATTCTGTTGCAACTGATACAAGCATATTGCCGAAATCTTTAGGAGGCAATTTACCTTTATATTCTGCAACTTGTGCTACCGATTCAACATCAATAACATGAAAAGTAGACCAGTCGGCGCCATCGCCGCGAGCAACGTCTGCTACTACTATGTAATTTTTTTCATAGTTAGGATATTCCCAAATCCAATATGCATTATCAAATCCTCTACGTTCAATTGGCTCAGTGCATTTATTTTCATAATCTAAAAGAATAGAACCATCTATGACAGTGTGCCCAGATGAAATAAAGTCACAATCACATTCTTGTGCTGCACCGCGTTCTCCTAGCAATTGAGTTTGTTCATCGCGCCATTGTTGATTTCGATCTGGATGTACGGTCCAATGCAATTTAATTGTGTGAAATCCGTTGATGTTTGATTCAGCATCGGCCCATGTTTGATGAAACCAATTACCTACTCCATTGGGTGTAGATAATACGACCGCACCGCCACCTGTTGATAATGTTGCTTGCGATGCTATCCATATTTCTTCAATGTTTCGAATAAATGCTGCCTCATCAATAATTAATAACGACAAAGCTTCTGAACGTGCACCGGTGGTTGCAGATGAAACTGCTTTAATTTGCGAGCCATTTTTAAACTTCAACGAAAGTTTGTTGTCTGCGTCGATGGTTCCCTTCAACCAACTTGGTAAATTATCATGCATTATGCGCACTTTAGTTACCAAGTTTTTTGCTACTTCTTGAGTTGTTGCAATAACAAGAACATTGAAATCTTCTTTAAACAACATGCTCCATAAAGCAAAGCTGGCAGCTAACGTTGATATACCTAACTGACGAGATTTCAAAATTACATTGTATCGATTATCTCGCAATTCGGTTAATGTATTTTCCTGAAAATCGTAAAGATTAAACTTAATCTTACCTAGTTTTGGATGTTGAATATAACAATATTGCCGCATAAAGAAAACAGGATCTTTAGCACACATTGTGTATTGTTGCTGAATGATCTGTTTTATGTTTTGTGACATATTATTTTAATATTTCGTTAATTAATATTCCAGAACCTAATGTTGTGAATATGCCTGCAGCAAACCATAATCCTTTTGAATCATACCATTTTGGTTTAAGATATTGTTCTCTGCGTATGTATAGATCTACGTTTTCTTGCAACAATTTGATTTGTTGATTTTTATATACAAGCTGTATAGAATCTAGTTTAATCAGTACTGATTGTTGTGTCGTTAATGTTTTAAATGTTTCAATCATTGCATTGTTAATTGAATCTGCGGCATATAATGAATCTAATGTATATGAAATATCAACAATTTCTTGCTGGGTGAAACATGTATCCGGCGTAGTCTGTGCAACAGCAAATACGGGAAATAATAATGCTATTAATAATCGTTTCATGTTATTTTTTTGTTTTTCGTCCACGACGTGTTTTGTTTAAAATGTTTTGTTTTGCTTGATCAACCGGTAATTCTGCAGGTTGAATATTTTCTTTTGCATCTTGTAATGTTGCAATATCTTGTTTAGTGGCTTGAATGTCTTGTTTAACTGCATTGCGTTGATCATCAATTACTTCAGTTTTACCTTGAATTACATCTATTTGTTGGTTGTTATCATCAATTTTTTTATCAATTTTTGATACTTTCTTTTTGTTGATTTTATCTTTTGCAAATAAAATAGCAACAACTGCTAAAATTGCTCCTACAATAACAGCCCAATATTTTTTAATTGTTTTCAT